ACCAATGATCTCGGTCTTGACCGGGCCTTGGGCTGGAAAAGTCTCCATGATGGACTCGGCCTGGAACTTGATGGCCGCTTCTGTCAGGATGGTTGAGAAAACCCCACATGCCCCGTTCCAGGGCTGGGTTCTTTCTTCATAATTCATCCCCAGGACTTCCAGGCCCTTGACAAAGGTTTCTGCCCAATCCTTGCGTGAGGATATGTCAGCGTCCACTAACTCCATGAGGTCAGATGAGATGGTGGCAAGCTCACCCTCGTCCAGTATTTCTGCGAGGTTTGAATCAAAGTCCCCGCCGTAATCATTCTCAGGCTCAAGGGTGATCTCGACATCCCCGGTGTTAATCGTTACAGACTCCGGGTCTTCAATCTCAATACTCACGCCTTGATCCATACCTGTGGGGGCAGGGTAAAGTGCTTTGTCAATAGACATAATGATCCTTAGTAATACTCCGCTTTCCTGCGATAAATGGGTTCATCTGGCTCATCAGATTCGATGGAAATAAACCCGCCTTGGCGAAACCGCATCAAAGCTTGGCTACTTGAGTCCACAAGGTCATCGTTGTCGCCGTTGGGGAACGAAGCCATTTCTTCCACGACTTCCTCTGCCCATCGGTGATCTGGACACCAAACCATCCCGGACGCAAACAGGTCAGCAATAGCGTTTACACGGGCGATCTTATCGTTTCCTTTGCCCGGTGTATATTCCGACACCGGAATTCCTGTCCTACGCATCTCATAGATCAAGGGAGCGCCAGCCGCCCTCTTCTCCACGATCAATGTGTCCGGGTTCCATTCCTGATACATCTCATACGCCTTCTTCTTTAGCTCCGGGAACTCAAGACGTTGTTTAAACGCATCCAGGAGGATGATGTTTGGACGTAGGTTTCCTTTCCCATCGGAATGATCAAAGATTCCCCAGGTGGTACAGGCCGAATAGTCGGCCCTGTTGTTGGTTTCAAAGGCTGTATCCCATGATTGGATGATGTAATCACAAGGGGGAGGGTCTTCTTTCTCCCAAAGCCGCCACATATCCCGTTTTATGATGGCCCCTTCCTCTGATGTGGGGTTTTGTTGGTACTGGGCCTCCCATTTGGACACTGGAAGTTCAGCTTTGAGGGCCTCAAGCTCCTCTTTCTTCCAAAATGCAGGCCACAAAGGGGTTCCAGAAGGCAAAATAGCCGGGAAATCAATCACTTCCCACTCATTTACCCCGTCTTTCTCCGAATTCTTGAGGATCTGGCCCGTCAAATCCCTCTTTGACCACCTTGTCATCACGATGATGATGGCCCCACCCGGCTGTAAACGCTGACGAGGGCCAGATGTGTACCACTCATACACATTGTCAAACACCGCAGGGTTGCCCTGCTTGGCCTCTTGCTCCGAATGCGGGTCATCAATGATCAATATATCTGCGCCTTTCCCGGTAACGGCTCCCCCGACACCGATAGCGAAGTAATCCCCGCCCTTGTCCGTGTTCCACCGTCCAGCGGCCTTTGAATCTGAAGACAACTGCGTATTGAATATCTTTCTGTAATCCTCCGACTGCACAAGATTCCGGACTTTACGGCCAAACCCCACGGCCAACTCGGCAGTGTGGGCGGTCTGGATGATCTTCTTCTCCGGGTGCTTACCCAAGAACCAAGCTGGAAGCAGGTAGGAGGCAAACTCAGACTTGGTATGCCTGGGCGGCATATTAATGATCAGACGTTTCAAATCCCCATTGACAACACGCTCAAAGGCATTTGCCATGATCTGGTGATGTTTGCCCGATATGAATACCGGCCACATCTGCTGGACAAAGAACAGGTAGGACTCCCGACACCTCTCAACCCTGTCCATCTCCAGCAGGGCAAAGATCTTCTTACGCTCCGCATCCGGGACTCTGTCCACCATCTGGATGTAGCCGTCCACTTCCTTACGGGTTAGGAGACTCATAGGGACAACATCTTCTCAACAGATTTATCAACCAACCGGACACCGTAGAACTTCCTGGGCTTGACAGTGATGAAACCATCGGACTTCAGCCTGTGGACAATCCTGTGGATATTGGAACGGGACTTCAACCCAAGTCCACGGGCTATCACATCGTAGCTCGGAGGGATGCCGTGTAAACGCACATAGGCCCGGATGAAGTCCAGGACAAGCTTTCTGCGTTCAGTTACAAGTTCCATGGCCGAAGTTTAAACGAGAACAAGTGTTCGTGCAAGCACTCACTCACATATATATACCCCCCCGTTTTAAAACAGGTACTTCAGATATGGTTTCTCATATTGATGGGGGTGGGTGGGGAATGCGAACAATTGTTGGGGGATGGGGAGGGTATGAGTGCATTCCAGTGTAGAGCGCAGGCGGGTGGTCGCTGGCCTACAGGGGGGCCTGGAGTACCGTACCCTCGCCATCCTGCCCATCGTCAACCGCCACCGGCACACGCAACCGCTTGATGACCGTGTCCTGTGCGCCGACACCAGTGCTCCGCTCCAGCAGTCTTATGTGTGCATGCAGTTCACGCTTGAGTTGATCAGCGCTCACAGGCGCATCGCCTTCACTCACCATGGGTGTAAACAGTCCGCAAGCTTTGCCCATGAGTTCCAAGGCTCTGAGTTGGGTTCCTGGTTGATTGCTTTTACTAAGTGCCAACAGTTGCTTCAGCACATACCGCTTTGATGCGGCGGCATCATCTGCAAGGTGTTCAATGGTTTCGCTCCATGCCTCTTCCAGCACCTTTGCGATCCTTGGATCCCTCATTAGTTTGTTTGCATTGGCTGAGACGGTTGCATCCCCTGCATTGGTGTTGTATGCCGATCTGTAAGCGGCCTTGAGTGTTTTCCCCTCTATGACTCCCTGACAGAATGCTCTTTGGAGGGCCGTGAGCGGTTGGTATTTTTTCCATTCACTACCCACAGGTTTCCCGTCCTTCCTTACTCTTGGTCTATCTGCGACATGGGCCAACCGATCCGCTTCGCTTTCAAAGTCCCCCGGTTCATCCTGATCAACCTGATCATCATCCTGCATCGCCTCATCCAGCGCCGCCCTGTACTGATCCGCACTCAACTTGCCTATGTTAGCCATTGCTCACATCCTTGTATATGTGGTTATTCCCATACTGGACAAACACCCAGCATTGTTCGCATCTTATCCACAGGTTGTTCATTTGTCCACAATTTCATCAACAACCTTACCCACAAGCCTATACACATACCTCAGAGGTACACACATTAGCATTGGCCTGTAGTGCATATGAATTCAAAACGCAGGAAAGTTCTAAGGGATAACCCTGTGATTACTGTACAAACCGACATGCCTCTAGAACGCATCAGAAGGCCCCTTGCTTGCGTTATTCCAAATCAGGCCACCTACCCCTTGGCTTGGCCCTTTAGGGGCCTTGTAGGCCGTTTAAATCGTTTTCTAGTACTTTCCTATATGTACTCATTTCCATGCCACAAGTAACACTTGCGGTTGTAATCCTAATGAGTTCAAACGCCAGGGATTGGTGCATCTATATAGAAGGCATCCAATCGCCAACCACTGTTGTTTTGTACATGAGGGTTTGTCCTAATAACTTCATGTCAACATTGATATTGCCTGACCCGTTGTAGTGCTATCATTGACACTTGTTTAAACCAACCCGAAAGGACTTTCACCATGTACAACGTCTTCATGTCAATCGTGTCCGCACTGTTTATCTATGTGGGTTTTCAAAATCTGACCGGGGGTTACTTGTGGATGGCCTTGGTAGTGGCCGGGGGTTTTTACCTGGGCCACGTTGTGACCATGGCCCTCAACGAAGAGTGACCAGCGCCATGCCCCACGGGGCATTGCAGTGGGCATTTTCCCCTTAACCTTGGAGTGAAACAAAATGTATCAAACCCGTGAAGAGTGGCTAACAGCGGCGATTGACCTGCTACGGCCTGAGTTTGTTTTGGCAGGTGCGCCCCTCCCGGCATCCATTCGGGTTGCCTGTGCTGAGACCCCCAACTTCAGCCGCCACGGCCTGGAGGTTGTGGCCCTCAGTGACTCTCAGTCCTCTGACCGTGCGGTTGAAATCACTGTCTCATGGACGTTAGACGATCCCCACACTGTCTTGGCCCGTCTGGTGCATGGTTTGTGTGCCGCTACCCTGGGGGCATCCAAGCATGGCCCCGCCTTTGTGCGGATCGCCATCGACATGGGCCTGATCGCTGATGGCAAAACGGCCAACCCCTGGACACGCACCATTGCAGGGCCAAGCTTTCAGGCGCAAGCTTTGCTGGAGTCCCTGGGCCTGTACCCGCATGCCAAGGTCAACCCGTACCTCAAGCCCAAGCAGGGCACTCGCATGCTGTTGGCAAAGTGCCCCAAATGCAACTATGCCGTGCGCCTCACCCAGAAATGGGTGTATGCCGCTGACGGTTCTACGAACCTGCCCATCTGCCCCAATGACCGTTCTTTGTTTCAACTCGCATAAGGTGACCCCCATGACAAACGCACAATTCATTCAGTCTTTGCCCCTCAGCGTTCGCATCAGGGCTTACAACGCACTGAACAACAAACCCGTTGTCGGCGCAAACGCCAATGATGTTTTTGGCTGGTTGCTCAGTGGGTTGGATGCCCACGCATTCACCCGTTCCGACATGGAGGCCGCCGGGGCCAAAGCACCCGCCCCTGCCCAGATCAATGATGCCGTCCAGGCGGTTGCGTCCCGTGCTGAACAATCGGCCCTTGATGCCCTCGCCCGTGCGGACAAGGCCATCAGTGAGTCAAAGAACGCCGCCCAGGGGGCCGCATCCCTGGCTTTTGAGGTTCAGCAATTACGCAAGGCATCCCAGGCATTGGGTGAAAAGGTGCAAGGGGTTGACCCCCAGGCGGTGCATGCCCAAGTTGGCCGCTTGATCGCTGATGCTTTTGCCCCCTTTGAGGCGGCGGTGCGTGGTGCTGGTGCTGAGTCCATTGTGGCCGCTCTCGCCCCGTTGACCAGCGTCCGGCAATCTGCGCTGAGTGTTTTTGGCATTGAAGTGAACGACACAAAGGGCCGTCCCCTGATGTTTGATGTTTACACGCATCCAGATGCCCCGGCCATCGATCCCATGTTTATCTGGACTGCTGACATTATCAAATCGTTGGCCTTCTTCCAGGACACGGTTTCCAATGGTTGGTTCGGCGGTGAAAAGGGCACGGGCAAATCAACCGTGGCCGCTCAGTTTGCCGCCCGGACAGGCCGTGCCTTCAAACGGATCAACTTCCACAAATACACCACTGCTGATGACTATGCAGGTGCAGAGGGTTTGACCAACGGCGAGACGGTGTTTAAACCAAAGGATTTTCTGATGGCCTTCACCGCCCCATCCAGCGTGATCCTGTTGGACGAAGTGACCAACGCAGACCCCGGTGAGTTGGCCGTGCTGAACGGGTTCCTGGAGCCGAACAGTGCCGTGTCGTATGGGGGAATAACGCACCGCCGTGCCCCTGGAGTGCTGGTGTTCGCCGCTGACAATACCCTGGGCAATGGGGATGATACGGGCCGCCATGCCGGGACACGCCCCATGAATTCTGCCCTGCTGGATCGGTTCAGCCTGATCATTCAATTCACGTTTTTGCCCTTGGCGCAAGAGGTGCAAGCAGTGGTCAATCACACAGGTTGCACCGCCGATCTGGCAGAGCATGTCCTAAAGGCCATCCAAGCCGCCCGTGCCAAGGTTGAAACAGCCGACATTGTGGACGCACCAAGCATCAGGTCAGTGGTTGCTTACATCCGGGCATTGAAGTACCTGAGTCCCGCTGATGCATGGGCACAATCAATCGCCGCCCGTCAACCCGCTGAGTCAGCCCATGCCCTGGAGGCCATTCGCCTGACGTACATTGATGAGCAATTTATTGCCAACAACCTGTAAACCAAATCGATATTGGTTGCGTTACACTAACACTATCACCAGGAACATCAAAATGAAAACATTAAGAGGTTATGAGTTTCGCCAGGGCATTGATGCCTTTGTGCCCAAGGTTTGTTCTGCCCTGGGGTTGGCCCCCGTGACCCTGCGCTGGACTGAAGTCAGCACCGCATGCATCAACTCATATGGGCAGATGGAATTGTCCATTGTCAGAGATGATGCCGTCATCAGCGGGGCCGTTTTCGAGCGGTATTGCGGCAAGGTTTTGCATGAGTTGTTGCACCGTGCCTTCACCGACTTTGACGTGGTGACCCACCGCCCCGCCCGTCAATACATCATGGCCCTGCACAACGGGATTGAAGATGGCCGCATCGAACGGGAATGCATTCGTTTAAACATGACGGGCAATTGCCGCTCCCTGCTGACCCGCCTGATCGATGGGTTTGTTGCGGAGGCCATGGCCCAGGTTGAGGATTGGTCAGATCCCGCTCAATACCCGTTCATTCTGGCCGTTATGTGCCGCCCCCATGCCAAGCAGGTGATCCCCCTGCCCCTGCCCTTGCACTCCATCTTCACTGAGGCCGTGCACCGTCTGGACGCATGCCGCCCCGGCTTGCCTGGGACACGGGACACAATGGACATTGCTGAGTGGGTGTTCGATCAATTGAAGGCCCTGCCCCAACAACCGCCAAAGAAAACCCCTAAGCAACCCCCCCAACAACCCCCACAAGGTGACGGCGGTGAAGGCCAAGGTGACGGTGACGGTGAAGGCCAAGGCCAGGGCGCAGACGGCCAAGGCCAAGGTGAAGACGGTGAGGGCCAGGGCAAAGGCCAAGGTGACGGCCAGGAAGGCCCCTCAGACGGCCAGGAAGGCCCCTCAGACGGCCAGGAAGGCCCCCAAAAAGACGGCGACAAGGGTCAGGGTACACCTACCCCTAAGGCGGCCCCAGAGGCCCCTAAAGAGGCGTTCAGCCCCGTCAACAAAAAGGGCGTGATGGTCTTGGCCGTGGAGACTGAGCCAAGCGCAGAAATCCCTGAGGGCGCAACGGGTCACGGGACGTATGACAAGGGCGCAAAGCTTTCCCGCCAGGGCGCTCACGTTGGTGTTTCATGCCACGACATTCAGGTGACCGTACCCGCCCGTATGCGCTATGACCTCAAGCGCATGTTTGACAAGTCAGGCATGGAAGAGTTTCAACCTGGACGCAAGACCGGGGCCTTGAACGTCCGGGCCTTGCCATCCCTGGCCCGTGGCAATGACCGCCTGTTTAAACGCCGCATGGAAGTGGAGGGGATCGATTCTGCGGTTGTGATCGTCCTGGATGTTTCCGGGTCAATGGAAGAGGTTTCCAGTGGGTATCGGATCAAGTCAGCGGTCAAAGCTTGCGCCGCCCTGTTGGAGTCCCTCAATGCCGCCGGGGTTGCCACTTGCGTCCTGACCTTTGCATCGACTACCAGCGTTCTGAAACCCTGGGCCATGCCCGTGAAGAAGGCCCTGGGTGAAATCAAAGGGGTGCGGTGCGGTAGCACAACCAACGATTACTTTGCCGTGAAGTATGCCCATGAGTTGCTGTTGGCCCGGACTGAGCAACGCAAAGTGTGCTTTGTGATCACTGATGGCGGCGGCGCTCACTACACCTCGCTCCAAGTGCAGTCGGGTCAGCGCCTGGGTCTGACCACTGTAGGCGTGGGGATCGGCGTGGACATATCCGATACCTACCCTCAGTCGGTATGCATCGATGACGTGACCAAGTTGGGTGAGGTTGCATTCAATCAAATCAAATTAGCCGCATAAGGGGGAACCATGAAAGGCTTTTTCAAACGTGCATACATGGTGGGGCCGGGGGGCATGACCTGCCCCTGTTGCGCCCCTCAATCGGGCAACAAGTACGCCGCCCGTGCCCGTCAACTGATGGACAAGCAAAGCAAGCGCCGCCTGGAGCGCATCATCAATCGTTTAAACAAGGAGCAAGCATGAAACTTCACGCCGTGAATATGATAGTTGGTGGGATCCCCACTGACAAGCGCAAAAAAATCAGTGTTGCAATGTTGCTGGTGCAAGCCAGAGACGAGAAACACGCCCTTGAAGTGGCCGCACAGGGTTATGCATCGTATGATGATTTTGCAAAGCGTTCATTCCTGTATCGCAATGAGTTTGATGGGGGGCCAATCACCTGGGCTTATCAGACCTGGGAGCGCAGTGACATGGACGGCATCACGCCGCTCAGTGGCGAGGAAATCCTGGGGCTTAAACCCGTCACCGTCAAGGCGGTCATGGAGTCGGCCCTCATGGCGCTGACCAAAGGGGACAAGGACACGGCCATGTGTTGCATCGACAAAGCTTTGGAAATGGTGAAGCAAGATGAATGAGTTTAAACAACTGCTTGAAAGAATGGATTGGACTTACCAATTCTCCGACCACTACGGCACGTTTGAGAAGGGCCGTGCGGATATGTGGACTTTGCAACAACTTGCCCGTGACCTGGGGCCAGAGGCCAGGGCCATGTTAGAAAAGGCATTGGCGCATCACCATGTCTAACCTCACTGCCCAGGAAATAAAAGCCTTCACAGAGGCCCAGAATCGCATGCTGGACGAGTTAAGTCACATGATCCTGGGTTACCCCTACGACCCAGAGATGAAAGCCTCAATTGTCCTGCATATCGCCGCCATCATGGCGACTTCTCATGGCATGTCCCATGAGGATTGGATGTTCAAGGCCGAATACTTTTACACGGGTTGCCGTTTAAACAGGCCGACCCGTGACGAGGTGCATTGATGCGTGATTACCTCACCGACCGGGACGTTCAGAAGATTAGAACCAACTGCGCCCGTTTACTTTTGGTCATTGTGCTTATCCTGTTATGCCTGTAAAGGCCATCTCCAACCCCGCCCTGGTTGGTAAGGGCCTTGCCCTTGTCCCCGACCCGTCCCACGTTAAATCAGGTGAGCGTTACATCGTCCTGACCAATCGTTGGGAGGTCTACCAGATGGGGGTCAACCGCTACCCCCGCCTGTGCGGGAAATTCCCAAACATCCACGCTGCCATGTTCAAGTGTTTAAACAAATGATGGCAGCCAGCCTGCTGCGGTTTGAATTTAAACACTTAGCTCACCGGTAGCTCATGGCCTGCTGCCACGCTGTGTTTAAACATTAGAAGGCGTCCAGGGTTTCGGTGTACGTCCCGGCGGTTGGGTTGAACTGTAGGACTGTCTCGCCCTGTGCCCCTACCCAACGGTGACGGCACTTCCATACTGCGATTTGAACGTCCTTGTCCTGGCCCCGGTGTACCGTGACCCCTACGTCAGTCTTGGCCCACCATGCCATCGACCCGCTGATGGACATGCCGTCTGGCCGGGGTTGCTCGACCCCTGACCTTGTGATTTTTGATGGGTGAGCAACGAACCATGTGTGGCAGTCATTGGCCTTGCAGAATTTCTGAACTCTGGTGAGCATGTCACTGATGGCCTGGGTTTCTGATGCGTCCTTGTTTAAATCAATGTAGTTGTACGGGTCAATGACCAGCCCCCGTGCGCCCATTCTTTTGACGGCGACCCGTGATCTTTCCAGGATTGAGTCCATCGTGCTTGGCTCTTCGCCGTTGGTATCGATGAACAGGAAATGATCCTTCACCCATTTAAACGCTTGCGCCTTTTCGTCTGCGCTCATTCGGTTTTTACCCTCAAAGAACCGCTTGTTCATGTAAATTTCCATGAGCCTGGAGATGTGTATCTCAGGGGCATTCTCAAACGAACACACTGCGAACTTCCAATCCTCTGCCTTTGCCAGATTGACCATGATCTGATCGACAAAGTTGGACTTACCCGAACTTGGGTAACCCGTCACGACCGTCATCTGACCGGGCACGACCGTGTAAATGCTGTCCACTGATGAGTACCCGGTGCTGAAGCCTCGACCCACGCCCTTCGCAAACATGTCGTTTAAACGATCCTCATACACGCTCGGATCCGACAGCCCTGCGATGGGGTAGGGGGTGGCCCCGTCAATAATTTCTTTCAGTACTTGTGACGGGTCATCGACCATGAAGTCATCTGAGGCACTGAGGAAGACTTCGTTTAAATCCTTGCCGGTGAACTTAGCCAACCTGCATTTGTCTTTGCCGATGCGCCTTGCCAACTCCTCGGCCAGGGCTTGTCCGGGGATGTCCTGGTCAGTGGCAATCACAACATACGGGGCCGCTTCAATGATCTCTCTGGCATTCCACACAAAGGCAAACTTCTTGTCCTCAGACGCAGAAACCTTACCGTCTGCTACCTTGATGGGTGCGCCACCCGGCACGCTGACCACATTGTTTAAACCAATCTCCATGAGGGTCAGGCAATCGATCTCACCCTCCACGATGATGATTGGCTCACCCTTCTTGACCTCGTCCAGCCCAAAGAAATCATGTGCCCCACCAGCGTCTTGTGTGAAGTCCTTCTCTGGGAAGGATCGGTACTTGGCTGATACCAGTGCCCCATCCCGGTAGTACGGGAAACCAATGGCATCTGCGGTTTTGGATAGCCGGGAGAAATATTTGTCGGCGGCGAACAATCGCATTCGATCTGCGGTCTGAGGGGATATGCCTCTGGTCTTTAGGTAATCGTAGTGCTGGCTCTGAAGTTTGTTGCTTGTGATTTTTACGGCGGGGACAGCAGACAATTTACGCTCCTTGTGTGGTTGGATAGACCCGTTGGAATAACAGTGGTGGCAGTGATAGACAACGGCCCCGTCAGGTTTGCGGGTCAGTGTCATGTCTTTCTGGTTTTGTTTTCTGCGCTCTGGTGAGCACAACGGGCAGGTCACCCGTGTTGAATCATTGAAGTGGAACTGGTCAATGAAGTCTGCGTTCATTTCATGCTGCCGTCAGACTTGCGTTTAAATGAGCGGTTGGCTGAAGCTGGCTTCGCTCTGAGATTGCTGATGACCGTTGTGCCACCTTTGCTCAAAGGTTTTTTGTGGTCAACGTCTTTGCCGTCCCCCTTCTTAACCACGCCAGCACGTTCCATGATGCGCCGTGCTTTGTTGCGTTCGGCCCGTTTCTTCTTGACCATCTCTGTGCCATCGTAGTTGGCATATTCTTTCTTGTAATCTCTCATGTTCCATTCCTCAATAAAACTTGTTTAACTTGTGACGGGTCAACCAAAAAGAATAACTCGCCGCTGTTTACATGCTTGTTGCCACGTTCCATTCTCGGGGAGTGGAGGATGACCTCTGCATCGCAAATGAAGGCCCGTGTCCCGTGAAGATTGACAGACACCAGCACCGTCTTCAAATCATTGTCCAACAGTTTTTGCTTCCGCTCGGGGATGTGTAAACTGTCAAAGGGAAATTCATCTGCGTTCCATGATTCCCTTACCTCCACCTCAACGTAGCCTACCTTGACCCCGGCCCGGTAAGCAATCAGGTCAACCCCGTAAGGATCTGCGTTGTCCTGCAATTCAATCCCGTAAGAGTCCTGAAAGAAATGCTTCACCCTGTCTCGTCCCAGCTTGTCAAAGGCTTGGTGAGCGGCTGGGTCAAAGGGCTTTCTCATTGTGTTCCTTGGCCCCTTGAGGGGCCTGTTACCTGTCATTACTTAATTTCACCCAAAGACCCCCCCTACCCCATTCAAAAATGAAGCAGGGAGGGGAATGTTTCACCGCCTTACGGCATCTGTATGTTAGTTTCCTAACCCCCAGGCTTACAGATTCGACCAGCCCCACGGATTATTCGGGAACTGCCCCCTAGCCCGTGTGATTGATGATGGTGGCTGGTACTGATCTCCAGCATTGGCGTGCACTCCAAGTGCGGGCAGATTTGAACTGCCGATTAATTAGGGTCTTCGCCAAAGTATTTAACTTACCCTTTCACACTGCACATCAGTCTGTGCATTCGCCATCATCAATCACACGATGCATACCGTGTACCCTATTCTTCCACGCAGGCAGGTTGACCTCTTACTATCGGATGGAGTCCGATTGATGGGCGTAGAAAACAAAAAAGCCGTTAAGGAAACCCCGGTGGAAGAACCCAAGTCTTGTGAACTCAGGCCACCCCATTCGGGGTCGGGATTTCATTAACGGCTTTCATGCTTCGGCTTCCACGCCTAACAATGTTCGCACTGTATCACGCAGAATCAGGTTGTGCAATACCTGAGTTGCATGGTGGGTTTTGTTGGGGAGGAATTACCAGCGGTGGCGCAAGAACTCAAAAGAGTCGGCAACCACATGAACCATCCAACACGGCTACAAGCTGAACGGCAATATCGTTTGCTCATCCACAGCCACGATTCGTCACCTCGGGCATCCAGCTTGTATGCGTGTAGGTTGTTGGTGTCGTGGCCTAATCCAAGGGAGGGGCACACAGCGGATTGCGGCAAGCAATGATCAATTGCTTTTTTACACTTGCCTAACTTCACCCGGCCCGGACAAAGCTTCTGGCAACTCAACATTCTGATGACACCAACACGGCTGGGGACTGCCTTGCAAGGATGGCACTGTTATCGGCGTACCACAATCCCCATGCGTCTTGGAATCCCAAGCATACCAAAAACTTTGCAATCTTCCAACCCCCAAGTTACCGCTGCTGCGGGTGTTTGTTTAAACTAATGGTGGGTAAGATGCCAAATCGTCCGCCATAAAATTTCTTATGTTTGTTTAAACGCACGGCTTCAGTCAAATAACGTCAAATAAAAAACAGGTACTTCAGATGCGTATCTGCGTCTGATGTAAACTGGGGCCTTCAGATGTTCCTCCTGGATTTAGCCCTACCCTGCCCGGTGGGGCTTTTTTTTGGAGCTACCTCCGGGATGCACTCGACAAGGATCTCCGTGCGTGGTTTATCGGGGTCAAGGCCCCAATAGGTATGCCGCTCCTTCACCTGCCGATCATTGGCATATATAAGGCCCTGCATCAAGTCCAAGATCAATGACTCGTCCAGGTCTGGTCTGCGGCTGGCATAGAAGATCCACATGGTCACACGCAGATCCCCCTCCATCAGCCTTGCCAATGGCCTGCATTGCTGTTTAAACACATCCGCATAGCTCAAAGCCTTGGCTGACTTGATCAGTCGGGACATCCCGCCGTAGTGAACAAGCCTCCTTGAGTTGGCCTTGCTGGCAGGCTCACCAAAAATAATTTGAGAAAGTGCTTGCAAGCTGTCAACACTATCGCTATCATTGCGTTGTAATGTCATAACGAACCTTTGGAGAGCAAATGAAGATTACCAACAAGTACGGTTTACCAGCGCCCCTCGTCTCATTGGTGTCGAAAGATACATACTCAAAGGGCGCATCCCAGTATAGCGTCACAGAGTTGATGAGTCCACCCAGAGTGCGAAGGTTGCGAGAACAATACGATGATGTGATCGAAACAGATGTGACTGACCTGGGCTGGCAGTTCATTGGCAAGGGCATCCATATCAACATGGAAAACGCAGTGAACGACAAGCATATCAATGAGGAACGTTTATTTGTGAATGTGGACGGCGTGACCATCAGCGGGGCCATCGACCTGCAAGAGGAAACCCCAGAGGGGGTTGTCATCACCGATTACAAGTTCACCAGCGCCTGGGCCTTCATGCAGGAAAAGGTTGAATGGCAACAGCAGTTGAACATTTACAAGTGGTTCGTTGAAACCGTCAAGCGCAAGAAGGTCATCAAGCTTCAGATCTGCGCTTTCATTCGGGACTTCAACCGCAGACAGGTTAAAGAGGGATACCCACGGGCATCCATTGACATGGTTGACATCCCCCTGTGGGATGCAGTCACCACCGAAACCTATATCCGGGAACGCCTTGAGATGCACCGCAACGCCAAGGTGTCCCATGACTTTGGGGAAGAACTTCCGTTCTGCTCCGATGAAGAAAGATGGAAATCAACCCCCGTCTTTGCCGTGAAACGTGAAGGCCGCAAAACAGCCATCCGTTTATTTGAAACCCGTGAAGAGGCCGATGAACTGGCTGTGAAGGAAAAAGGATATGTCGAAGAACGACCCGCCGAACCCAAGCGATGCACAGGCAACTACTGCTCAGTCGCCCAGTGGTGCGAACAATACCAAGGAGAAATCAATGAACGTAATTGACCTGCTGAAACTGAACGTCAACGACCATACTGAGAAGAAGAATGGTCTGACCTACCTGTCATGGGCATGGGCATGGGCAGAGGCTTTGAAGGCCGACCCCGCCGCCTCATTCAATGTGCACGCCTTTGATGGCAAAGCGTACATGGATGTAAACGGCACGGGCTTGGTGTGGGTAACCGTCACCATGTTTGGAAAGCCAATGACCTGCATGCTCCCGGTGATGAACCACCGCAACCAGCCCATCCCGGCTCCCAATGCCTTTGAGGTCAACACCGCCATCATGCGTTGCATGACCAAGGCGCTGGCTCTGCATGGGCTTGGCCTGTACATCTACAGCGGAGATGATCTCCCGATGCAGGACGCAGAGGTCATCACAAAGGCCGATACAGCAGAGGTTGAGGCCATGGTAACCAAGGCCATCGAAAAGGCCGTGGAAACCGGGGATGCAGACCTTGCAAACAAGGAACTGTTTGCTGACGGGATGATCAAGTACTGTGATATTTGCAAGGATATGGGCGCATTGAAGTCCTACTGGAAGGCCAACCAAGGCCAACTGGATGACCTCAAACGCTCACATAACGACCTTTACAAGAAGGTCTTGGCTCACTTCACCAACGTGAAGGCAACTTTTAACGAAAAGGAAAAATCTGATGGAACCGTTTAAACAAAAAGCCGATGCTGGTCGCCTCATGGCCGCTGAATCGAAGATGTCCCAACTGTCCCCTGACTATTACGGGGAAATTGCAATCAACCTCAAGGACATGGCAAATGTCCAGACGGTGGATGGATTGCATGTCTTCAAACTCAGCGGCTGGAAGAAGCAGTCGAAGGCCGGGAAGACCTACCTGAGTATTGGCATCAAGCGCAAGGTTGCTGAGTCTGCGGCCAAGCCCCAACCTGCGGCCAAGTCATCTGGGTTTGATGACATGGCCGATGACGTACCCTTCTGAGGAGCAACCATGAAAACACCACGACCCCTATCAGCACAGGGCCGCATCCGGGCCTTTGTTAGATCAAACCCCAACGCAACCACCGCAGAAATTTGTGCGGCAGTTGATGTCAAGCCACAGGACATTCACAACTTCACTTACAAGTTAAAGAAAAGTTTTGATTTGCTACCTGAAATTGAGGACAGAGGTGTCCCGATCATTCGGCATGAACTGATCATGCTCCACCGGGAGGTGGACAACCTCAAGCATCAGATCGTTGGCTATCAGGCTGTGATTTCCTATTTGGAAAACCAGCTTGGCATGAAGAGCACCAGCCATGGCTCTCCAGTTTGAGGCCCGTAAGGTTGCCTTGAAGCAGGACAGGACAGGATACATCCTGACCTTGTCCCTGCACCCTGACGAAATCCCAGAGGAGCTCCTACGGGACTTTGTCGGGACACGGTACGCATGTGCCGTGGTTCGGATTCAAGATGATGAGTCTGCCACCCAGTACAACAACAGAGTCCAGAGGGCTGGGATGTTGTGCAAGGATACAAATTTCCAGGAATTCATAGGGTTTGAAACCGAAGATTCCGCTGCCGCAGAACTGTGTAAACGATGTGGGATTGTGTCCCGCTCCGAGTTGTACGGTAACGAGGTGGCGAAGGAATTGTTTGATGACCTGTTGAAAGAATTTGAAAGTTGGAAAGCCGACCATGACCCCTTCTAAAAAAATACCATTCCTGTCGTACCTTGAACCGGGTGAATACACCATGCTCAAGAAGTACTCCGCTCAGACAAAGACCCCCATGACGCAACTGATGAGGGAGGCTGTGACCATGCGGGTTTCCTCTGGTGAGCAGTACCTGAACGGATACAACAATGGCATCACCAAGGCCATTGATGTACTCAAGGCCAATCAAGCGTCCAACATGCGTTTCCCGTCAGGCAGATCGTTTGGCGAAATCATTGAGGATGACCTGCTCAAGGAAATGCTGACAAAGGTTCCACATGAAGCCGCTTAGAGGAGACAGAAATCAGTGCGGGGCATGCCACAAGTACTTCAACAGTAGTAGGGCGTTTGAGAAGCACCGCACCGGGCAATATGGCGTTGACCGTAGGTGCATGACAGACGAGGAAATGGAAGCCAAGGGCATGTGTGTAAACGCACAAGGTTTTTGGATTGGCAGCAAACGAACCGATTGGTTCCCGAAGGAGACAGTATGAAAGCAAAACTGAAGGCCGTGCCACCTGCCACGACTTATAGGCCCAAGAGCATTCTTGACCCTGCGTTTAAATACACGCCCTCTGCGGCTACTGATGTCCGGGCAACGTGGGCAAGGTTTGGTTGGACACCAATTGTAAGGAACAAGAATGAAAGCAGTTCTTGAGTTCACCTACCCGGAAGATCAGGACAGACTGCGTCATGCTTTAAACGGGTCGAAGGCAGTTGGCGCATTGATCGACATTCAACTAACGGTGCGTAGCTACTTCAAACATGATGCCGACCCATTGATGGTGCTGGCGCTGGTCAGGGACTTGACCAATACGGCTTTAAACGAATGTGGGGAGGAATGATGGAAACCATTCTTGCAACGATTCTGTTGGGCGGCATTGGGTTCATTGTCTGCGGCCTTGTGTTTGTTGGGCTGATGCACTTGTGGTTCTGGATGGACGAGAGGGGGGACAGATGAAAAACCAATCAGACTGGCTTAACCGAGCCGACTACACGGCAGAGGAACGCCGCAACATATGCGCTCAAATCATGTTGGAAGCGCAGTATTGGGATGTGCATCAATACCTGAAGATGACGCACGACAGCACCAAGCGTCCTTGGGTTGGGCTGACGGACGAGGAGATCAACGAAATTACAAGCAAGGTAATTGGGTTTAACAGTTGTGCTGGATGGGAAGAAGATTACGCCCGAGCCATTGAGCAAGCCTTGAAGGAGAAGAACACATGAAAGACCCGGAAGACGAAGCATTTGAACAGCTATCTTTAAAGCAAGGTAGCTGGGAACACACCAGCGGCTGGCGCAAGCGACAGATCATGGAGCACACAAAAATGGAACAAGCATTCCCCAACCCGCACAGGACTGACATGACAGGCATGTCATTAAGGGATTACTTTGCGGCCAAGGCGATGTTGAGAACAAGTGTGAACACCTCTTACGAAGACCTTGCAAAGACAGCTTACAAAATCGCAGACGCAATGATGAAAGCGAGGGAGGCATGAACAAACCAATTACAGCTAAAAAATTTGCATCAGACCTGTTGGGCTTGGTGCAAATATTGATTGATGAAGCTGTGCTGGCCGAGCGTGAAGCATGCGCCGCCATCCTTGACGCAAACGCTATGGCTTGTGAAAGCCACATCATGCGTAGCCTGTTGCAATCAAACGCCCAAGCGATTCGGGTAAGGGGACAAGCATGATTCACCCTGAGATAACTGTTACCTTAACGCTGGATGACATCAAGCTGTACGACCGTGCCAGAGAGATTGGCCTTCCAAGCATTGTGGTGTCGATGTATGGCGACAGAATAAAGAAGTTACTGGCCGAGGAGCGATCAACAGAGCGTGAGGAGTGTGCAAAGGTGGCTGACGAATGGAGCAAGCGGCAAGATGATGTTGGTGGGTATATCGCACGGAACATTAGAGCCAGAGGAGAACAAGCATGACTGAAACACAAATGCTTGTGCTGATTGGCACAATTTATATAGCACCACACTGCGAGGGACGGTTCTCATTAATAGTCGGCACAACTGCTTTAGTTGTTTCCGTTTTTAAAGGATTGGGGTGGGTATGACTGACAAAGAGGCAATGAAGCTGGCGCTTTTTGCATTGGACATTGTGAAAATGCATTACACACAAAGCCGCCATGTTAATGAAGCAATCACCGCACTCAAAGAACGATTGTCAGACCCCATGCGTGATGTGCAAAGGTTGGGGCAAGAGATTGAGCAAGAGCCTATATGCCCCGAATGCAAAGCAAAGGTGCTTTACGAATGTGTTGCATGTAGTAGCAATAACTACCCACCACCACAGCGCACATGGGTCGATCTAAGCGATGAAGACATTGAAGAATGTTTCACCATTACACCCGATTTGTACCTCAAGCGGCACATTGCACAAAGAATTCTAGACAAATTCAAGGAGAAGAACAATGGATAAACCAACAGCATGGTACGACCCAAGCAACGGCGTGGTAAGCACAGACAGAAACTGTCCTTTGTTCACGCCGCTTGGTCAGGTGTGGGCGTTGTTTCCAAAAAGTGAATGGGTAGAGTTGACGGATGAGGAGATTAAAGCGGTTTGGAAGAAATTAGATTACGACATGAGCCACGGCAAGTTTGCGACTTGTGGTACCCACTATGTGATTGTTGAGTTCGCTCGTGCAATGTTTGCTAAATCAAAGGAGAAAAACACATGACCGATGAAAAACCAGCACCTCGCCCCTGCCAATCATGGTGGGATTGGTATTTGTCACCGCCAGAAAACTGGAATGAAAAATATGGAAATGCGTTTGTCTGGACAGCGCAAGAGAAAGCATTGATGCAACAACTTAAGGAAAACAACACATGACACCAGCACAAAACACAACTGCATATATCCAAGGGTTTGAAGATGGAGAAAGATTCACAAAAGCAAAAATTCTTCAGGAGATCGAAAGCGATAAAGAGCGCATCCTGCAACTCATCAAGGAACTGCGCCCTGCGATCAGCCCAATGGATGGGATGGGCAAAGGCAAGACCACACATGAGTGGTTCGACATTTTGGTCAAGAACATTGAGGAGAAGATATGAGTTATATCGTGGCATCGTTGCCACCCATCAAATGTTTTGTGAAGCGTGAGTTTCTGTACAACTTTGAGAAAGGTCACGGTGAGTTTGAACCTGCAATCTGGGTGAGTCTAAAAGCCTTGCGGGGCCAAGTGTTTCGCATTGAATCGCTATTGCCAGCGTATGGTGCGCTGTACGACAAGCTACCTATCCACGCCTATGTGTGGAAAGAGGGCGAGATCACCGAAATTAACTGCTTACCCATCGACACCCTGCAACTGTGGGACTGCATGGGGTATCGGTTCACCGTCATTGAAAAGATTGGTCTGCGTAACCTGGGCGTGAAGTTTTTGGGTAAAGACAAGCAATGGCACTTTGGGCGCTACCTCTTCACCGTGGACTTTTGCGCTGATGGTGTGGACTTAGACACGGGCTTTACCGAACAGGCTGAAGAACACAAGTCATTCAATTGGATTCAGTTGGACAACGGACAGTTTGCCTGTCAACCCAACAACAGATGCCTGTGGTATGACCAAAGCCTTATTCCTGCTGAAACCAAGTTTCCTGACTTCCAGGCGGCAAAAGAAATTTGGACGGTAGATGGCACACGCAAGTGGTCGGCAGGGGATGATTGGTTTTATGACATTAAGGAGAAGCTATGAAAGCAAGACAAGTGTTTGAAGCATTGATGTCCTCAAGGGGGTACACACATGCTGATTTAAACATGACAGGCGACAAGTACACCAACCCATCTATGCAGGGCAGATGGAATTATTTCCTACTGGGCTGGGAAATGCGAGGCGTGATGTGATTGAGCCTGTCCGCACATGGCAGACAAGGGAGTCAGGTGACAGCACAAAAGTCACAAGCGGTCAGACATGGCGTTGCACCAAATGCAATTTATTTTTTCAAAACAGGAGTACAGCCAACGAACACAAATGCACGCAATCCGAGGTTTAAACAATAATTTTTTTTGGAGTGAATAATGAAACGAGAAAATATCCCTGGTGTATCGCACAACGAAAACTGCGTTATTTCACCACCTAAGTTTGCAACTGTTGATTTCATCATTGAGGGTGTTGCCCCGCTGGTGATTGAGCGGTTCAGCAAAAAAGCTGAACTCATGGCAAAGATGGCCGAAGGCAAGTCCGCTGGAAACAGAAAGGTTCGGGACGCAAGGGACTATGAGAAAGAGGCAGAGGATGCCCGGTATCGCAGTCACGAAGGGTGGGAGGGAATGAATGCCGCCGCATTCCGTTGCGCCATGATTTCTGCTTGTCGATTGGTTGGGTTCAAGATGACCCTTGCCAAGTTGTCCACCTTCATTGAGGCTGATGGATACGATGCACAAGATGGCATCCCCTTGGTTCGTGTTTATGGTGAGAGCAAAACCTACACGGCCCACACAAGGAATGCCACTGGCGTGGTCGATGTCCGGTCACGCCCAATGTATAGCGAATGGGCATGCAAGGTTCGGGTTCGATTTGACATGGATCAGTTTAAGACTGTTGATGTGTTAAATCTGTTGAGCCGATGCGGTCTGCAAGTGGGCATTGGTGCTGGCCGTCCTGATAGTAAGGCCAGTGCTGGCTGTGGGTTTGGTTTGTTCCAAGTAGTTTCTTCTGATCGTGAACAAGAAGTTCGCAAAAAGTTTTCTATTTTGGGCGAATCAAAGAGTTTTGTTTAAACAAGGCAGGCTGGGCTAGGAGCGTTTCGGTTTGGCACGGTGCGGTTCGGCCCATTTTGGCAGGCGAGGCGGGGCGAGGTTTGGTTCGGCGCTGAAGGTTTAGGCAAGGCAGGCAAGGTTCGTCAAGGACGGGTACGGAAAGGCCTAGTCAGGTTGGTTTGGGCAAGGCAGGCAAGGCGGGGAACGGTTGGGTCGGGACGGGATCGGCAGGCATGGCACGGATAGGCGAGGAAAGGTCAGGTGGGGCAAGGCAGGCGTAGCCAGGATAGGCGGGGCATGGTGGAGTGAGGCAGGCGTGGATGGGTCTAGCAGGGATCGGCTGGGCAAGGCCGGGTAATGAAAGGCAGGCGTGGCAAGGTGCGTTGAGGTGTGGTGGAGTTTGGTAAGGCAGGCATGGATCGATTGGGTAAGTATCGGTTGGGTACAGCAGGCATTTTTAACAAGGAGAAAACATGAAAGACGAAAAAGATTTTTTGGAACAGATGGCACGACAGAACAATGGCGTGTTGATGGTTGACGATGTAATTGAAGCGGCAAAGGACGAAAGCTGTGTGCTACACAAGCACTTTGAATGGGACGATAACGAAGCGGCAAGACAATTTCGCAAGGATCAGGCAAGGTCGTTAATTCAAAGATGCCGAATCACATTGCTTGATCGTTCCCCGTCTCACATTCGGGCATTTGTCAGCTTGCCATCAGACAGAGAAAGTGGTGGCGGGTATAGGCTCACGCTCAATGTTTTAAACGATGAGTATATGAAGGCTGAACTTATACACGATATTGAACTGACCATTGCCAGATGGAAGGGCAAGCTACATCTGCTAGATTCAGATTTGGTGGAATTGCTTGAGCAAATGGATGATGCAATCAAACGGCGCAAACCCATGCAAATTGAAGCAGTGTCAGTTTAAACAGGAGAAGAAATGAAATGTCCTCAATGTGGAGTTGAAACGGTGGTTGTGCGTAGTGAACGCAAGGTTGAGGCCCGTGTAAACAGAATCCGGGAGTGCTTCAACGAACACCGTTTCAACACCCTTGAGCAACCAACCAGCGCCCCAAGGGATAAACACAAGCGCCGGGGCAGACCCCGTAAAAACCCATGATGTACCGCAACCAAAAACTCCTTGAAATTGTCCGGGAGTCACCCTGTCAGCTATGCGGAGTCGAGGATGGCACGATAGTGGCCGCTCACTCCAACCAGCTACGGGATGGTAAAGGCAGGGGATTGAAGGCCCACGATTACCGAATTGCGGCCCTCTGCTACCACTGCCATATGGAAATCGACCAGGGTAAATCGATGTCTAAGGAGATGCGTTTAAACGCTTGGGATGAAGCTCACCGGAAAACTATCGGGTGGTTGTTTGAATTCAATCACCTGAAGCTATCATCTTCTTGATTTCCTGAATGTTCCCGGTCAGCTTGTTCTGAGCCTGGGTTACAGCCAGTAGGGCATCCCGCTTCTCATCCCCGCTCATCCTGCTGTTGCGGATCATGGATGCCACCTCCCGGAATGATTTCATTTCCTTCTCAAGCGCAGAGATGTAATCCTTGGATGCCAGGATACGCATGTTGTCCTGCATGTACTCGCCCATTTCCTCATAGTTCCCGGCCTTCTCCAGGTGATTGACGGTGCGGACAACCTCATCCACTGAGTTCTTCAGATCGTAGTAGGCCGTGACCTTCCCACGGGCCTCTGGGTCGAGGGCAAACCGTTTGATGAACGGCATTTGCTCAAACCGCTTGGTGGCCTTGGGCACATCACTGTTTGCGTCAATGACCAAATCAATAGTGTCTACGGCGTACATCCCAATGGTTCCGGTGTAAGCTTTGATCAGGTGGTCAACCTTGAGTGGGGAAAGGCCCAGCGTCTTGCCGATGCCTTCTGCAAAGGATGATGTCCCAGGCCCAACTTGGAACACATCTGACAAGCCTTCCGCACCTTGTCCCACAATGGGGCGGCGGGTGTAGAAGTTGTAGTTTGTGGTGACCTCGTAGATGGGCTTAAACGTCTGTGGCATCAAGTCCATGAACAGACTGCTCTTGATGTTGCGAACCATTGCTTCGCTGAAGTCCTTGCCCGTGTCGTTGCCAAAGCTGAGTTCCAACAGCCTTTCCGGGATGACTTTAAAAATCACACCCACCTCAAACGGGATTGGAACCCGCATGCCGAGGCTGGGCAACAGCCAGTTGTTGTCCCGTGTTTCTTGCTCTTGAGCAAGGTACTCATCATCATCATGGGTCATGGCCCAGTACAGGGATGACACGGCCATCATGGTCAAACCACGGATGGCAAAGGTCTTGGCAATCTGCTTCTCGTAGTCCGATGCATCCTTGCCCTGAATGTACGGGCGTATACCTGCCCGGTACAGCACATCCAGGCCCTGCATACGGGCGTTAAAGAAGGGAATGGCGGCTGTGGCTATACGCACCACAACTGAGTTTCCTCTGCGGTTGAAGTTCATCACCTCAAGGGCACGCATCAGAGCCTCAGTCTCATTGCCCGTCTCTTCCATAACCTTCTTGTAGATGGCGGCTCTGGTTGCCATGTCGGATGCGGTTGTGCCTTTTTCTAGGGCTTCCCAAATGGATGGGCCGACATTGAGGACTTTCTGACCAAACGTGCGTGGGCCTTGTGTTTTCTTTTTCAGGGTATCGGCCAAGTCCCGGCCACTCTGCTCTACGCCTTTGGAAAACTCATATCCACCCATGCCAAAGTTCAGCAGGGCCTCAACCTCTGGTGAGTTCCCGGCCAGGGCTTTGCCAAAGTAACGGATGGTATCGATACCGGGCTTGAAGTTCTGGCCGCTGGTCACCCATGCAGACATGGAGTCACGCATCAAGTTGGCAAGCATGAACCCTGGGTCTTTGGTCACCAGAGAACGCAGAAGATTGGCAGGGCCTGACAGGAATCCCAGGCCGGGTAGCTTGGCAAGGTTTAAACTCTTCAGGCTATCCACCAGCAGCGGGTCGTTTACATGGTAATGCTCAACCTTACCGTCCCGCAGGAGGGACACGGTATTGATGCCTTGAGGCTTGGCAATCTTAGTTGTTTCACCCAACTCACCCAACATGTCCACAGTCCTGACGGCGGCGGCATTCTTCATCCCCGACTGAATGGCGGCTTGTGTGTTCCTTACAACTGTCTCAAGGAAGTCGGCCAATGGGGCCTCACTACCCTTTGCCTTCTTGGGAGGCTTGACCCCTGAGATGTTCTGGAACACCTTCGGGCCAATGGTTTCCTCACCCTCAAGTTGGCGGTAGAAGGGGATGTAATCCCCGTGCTTTTTAAACTTCTCACCACCCTCTTTGGAAATAACACCCGTGCTGACCATGTAGTCCACAAGCCCATCGTTGTAAACATTCCAATCGGCCTGCACCTGTTTAAACTCAGGGAACTTTGTCAGGAGAAAATCTGCATAGGCAATGTCATCCTTGCCGTTGAACAACTTCTCTTCGTAGGTTCCGTTAGGGTTCTGCATGTAACGTGACCCACGCTTTACACCAGCCCAGACTTGATAGGCACGGTATATATCAGGGTCGTTGTACTTTGCAAGGGGCGCAAAGATTTCTGCGGGGCCTTTGATCGTGCCGTTCTTGTTGTCGATGTAGGTAGCGCCATTGCGGTACACAGGAGCACCACCGGGGCTACCACCCATACCGATAACCCTTGCGGCCACACCAGCGGCCATGTCAGACATCAACGCCGCCGCCTCTGCACTGGAGTCAGCCATTAAGCGCACGATGCCCTTGGCCTTGGCATAGCGGTTATCTAACCGGGCCAGTGAGTCGTAC